CCTACCATACCACTTTATATACTGATGAAAATCTCGACCCAAGTGATATATTTGGGACTGGCGATCCAGAATATTTTAAAGCGTTTGTATTATTAGAATATGCTCCTGATACGACTCCAGGTGGTACGCCTACTGATTTCAAAAATTGTAGTGTGTTAGGGGGATTACTCGGGAACGGGCATGTACATGGAGTAATTATAAATTTAACTGATGGGCATGTCGAAAACCTTTGGACAAATGGTTTTAGTAATGGGTCAGATCGTGCTGGTATACTCTCTAATTCTGTTTCGGGTCATGTTAGAAATTGTATGTGTGAATTTTCAGATTTTGGTATTAAAGTTGTAGGCAGACATACCCTTATCAATAATTGTTTTATGCATCAGGTTACAACGGGAATGGTTGTTGATAACTCAACCGCACCGGCTAATGATCGTGGTATTATACAACTGAATAATATTATTGCTGCCCCTGCTTTTCAAAACGGGTTTTTTTTCACAGGACGAAATATACACGCTACAAATATTGGTGCATGGGCAACCACCACTGCACATCTGTTAAATTCTGTTGTTCAAATCGTGGATGCAACTGGAGTAAATTTGAACGGGGTTTATGGGGGGTCAGAAGATACTGCTGCATCAGGGGCAACTGGTGTGGAGATTATGGGGACTTGTAATAACATATCGGTTACTGGTGCAACATTAGCAAACCTAGAAATCGGTATTAGTGTAGAAGACTCACCAACAGATATTTCCCTCCGTAACAATCACATTATCGGGTGTCATTCACAGGGTATTGTAATAGATGGGGGAGTAGGTCCAATAACAATATTCGGTAACACGATTACAGGTATGGGTACTGTTGGAGGCCCGGCCGATGCAAGCATTCATGTAGTTAATAGTGATAATAATGGTATTGTTTATGTAAAAAATAATAGTCTGACTGGTACTGCAAACTGTGAGTTTGGGTTAGATATAAATAATACCGGGTCTTCTTCAATTGTTTACGTATCAGGAAATGATGTATCAGGGCATTCGACAAACTTAAACTTTACCGGATCATCCCAAGCCCATATTAATCGAATAACGAATGTATCATCCGATCAACCCATATGGAAAATATTAACAGCATCGGCTTCTTTAGACTTTCCTCAAGTTGCTGCAAATGGGGAAGAAATATTAACATTAACTGTTTCCGGTGCAGTGTTAGCGAATCTCGACGTTGTAGTCTTACAACCTTCAAGTGGGGCTATGATTGATGGATTATATTATGACGCATGGGTATCAGCGGATAATACGGTGACCGTTCGTGCTATAAACTACACAGGTACACCAATTAACCCAACGGCACAAACCTTCAAAGTATTAGTATATAAACAAGCTGCATAATTATATGTCAATAATTACTCCAGCCTTTCATCCGTATCCACACCAAAAACCATTCATAGATTTCTTTATGAGTGGGGGACTGAGGTCAGTCTTAGTTTGGCCTAGACGTCATGGGAAAGATCTTACTTCTTTTAATTGTACATGGATTGCCGCACAGAATCGCGTAGGAGCATATTACTATTTTCTTCCGACGTATAGTCAAGCCCGCAAGATTATATGGAATGGCATAGATGGTGGGGGGAAGAAATTTATGGACTATATCCCCTCTGAGTTAATTGCGAAAACTCACGATACTGATATGCGGGTCCACTTTACCAATGGGTCAATCCTCCAATTAGTAGGCTCAGATAATATTGATTCTATTGTGGGTACAAATCCAGTCGGGTGTATTTTTTCAGAATATGCCCTTCAAGACCCCAGAGGCTGGCATCTCGTTTCCCCGATCCTGAGACAGAATGGTGGCTGGGCAGTTTTTATCTATACCCCCCGTGGTCATAACCATGGCTATGATCTCTATCAATCCAATAAGAATAACCCCAAATGGTTTGTCGAATTACTTACTATTAGCGACACCGGATTGATTACAAAAGAAGATCTTGACGATGAACGGGCGGCTGGAATACCAGAAGAGATCATTCAGCAGGAGTATTATTGTAGCTTCAACCTGACGAATGCGGGAAGTTACTTTGGGAAGCAAATGGTAAAAGCCGAAGAACAGAATCGTATTCGAGAACTCACCTATGATCCCCGATACTTGGTACATACCGCATGGGATCTAGGGGTGAATGACCTTAATACAATCTGGTTCATCCAATATGATGGGCGGACTGTTTGGGCGATTGACTACTATGAAAACCACGATCTTGGTCTTGACCACTACAAACAAGTTCTCACTGATAAACAATACGCCTATGGAACTCATCTTGCCCCACATGATGTGATGAAGAGAAGTCAAAGGGATGGAACAAGTCTGCTTGAGTGGGCTGCCAATGAGTTAGGACTATATTTCACAAAAGTGGATAGACGCGCCAAGATTGACCAACTTGCTGCCGCCCATATGCTTATTCCACGAACAGTATTTTGTTCGGTAAATTGTGAAAGAGGCATAGAGGGTTTGAAGGAGTATGAACGAGAATGGGACCAAAAGGCCAAAACCTACCGTAACACTCCAAAGCACAACTGGGCTTCTCATATTGCGGATGCCTATATGGTCCTGGCATGTGGGATAGATTCCCTCAGCGAAGATTCTGAGAGGACACCCTATTCAAGTGGCGCGTTCAATCCTCGAGAGTATGAGCGTTACGGAAATTTTGATCCTCGTCCGGCTCTACACCAAAAGTCAACGTCAGAAGAGTACTACCCCAACATTGAGGTTACAGGTGGCTTCAGCAGGCGCTAAGTTTCAAAAAGTTATGCGGGAATTTGAGTCGGGTAATCTTTCATCGTCTGATGGTGAAAAAGTAAAAGATAAGAAACAAGCTCTTGCCATTGCCTTTTCTGAAGCCCGAAAGATATCCCCAAACTTTGGTAAAAAGTCTGCCCTTACAGGACATGGAAAATGATTAGAGATGCGGCTACTGATGATATCCCACATCTTGTAGAGTTAGGGGAATTGTTTCATGCAATTCATCCCTTTGCTCATCATATTGATTATGATCCGGGCTCCGTTGCAACAACTCTTCTTCACTTTATCCATAACCCCACTGGAAAGGTAATTGTTGCAGATCATGAGGGGGAACTAACAGGCGTTCTTCTCGCAGCCCTTACACCCCTTTATTTCAATTTAAATGTCCAAGTCGTATCTGAACTAGGTTGGTTTGTCAAAGAGGATTCTCGGGGTACTAGGGATGGGATAGGGATGTTTCAACAATTAGAAGAGTGGGCAAAGTCAGTTCAGGCAAAGCTTATTGTTTTTAGTTCGATTGGGGACCGACTTCGGGGATTTTTCCTCAAGCATGGATATAACCCCTATGAAACTCATTATGTGAAAGAGTGTCGCTAATGGCTGCTATCACTACTATTGCTGCTGTTACTGCTATTGCTGCTTCGCTTGCCACCGTTGGCACAGCAGCCTATCAGGCAAGCCAGGGGTCTCCATCCTTTAGTCTAGACAATCTTCCCAAACCTATCCGTCCCCCTGAACCTCCCACTCCTCCTCCCGCTGCTCCTTCCCACGAGAGAGAAAGTGGTGAGCAGAAAGCCCGAGCAGAAGCTGTCCGTAGACAACGGGAAACTCAACAGAGACGGCAAGCAGCCTCAACTGTTCTCACCTCCCCCCTTGGGGTGAGTACCCCTTCTAGTAATGTCCAGACTACCGTATTAGGGCGATAAATGGCTGTTGATATTGATGAACTCAAAAAGCGCTATGACTGTCTTTACCAAGAGCGGTCTAATTGGGATGCACTCTGGCAAGAGATAGCGGATTATATGGTGCCATGGCGGAATGCCATTAATACATCAAAGACTCCCGGTCAAAAGTTGACTGATCGAATTTTTGATAGTACTGCCCCACAGGCTCTCACTACTGCTTCTTCTGCAGTCCATGGTGCCGTCACCCCCTCTACTCTGAGGTGGTTCTCTTTGAAAGTAGGGGATGCAGCGCTTTTGGACGAGGAAGGAGTTGCACCATACCTTGATGAGATTTCTAATATCATTTTCCGAGTAATTAGCAATTCCAACTTTGATAGTGAAGCCCAAGAACTCTATTCTGATCTTCTGGCTTTCGGTACGGGGGCAATGGCGGTCGAGGAAGCTGATCCGACTCTAGGAAATTCAACTCCATCTATCCGGTTTCAAACGCAACAACCGGGAACCTTTGTTATTTCTGAAGGCCCTGACGGACGAGTTGACACCATTTTCCGACGAAAGTATATGACGGTAGCGGCGCTCTATAAAAAGTGGGGGGATAAAATTAGTGATCATTCTAAAAAGGCCCTTAAAGAAAACAAACCCGATACTCGAGTCTCAGAACTCCATGCCATCTATCCAAGAGAATCTTCATATCGAGAGAATCACGAAAGTGTCCCAAAAAATGAACGACCCATTGCCTCTGTTTGGATTGAACTTTCAAGCGATATTCCTACCAGTGGAAGCTATGGAACCGAGGGGGGTCGACTTCACTTGTTGAAGGAGGATGGCCTCTTTGATATGCCCGTGATGACGCCTCGTTGGAGAAAGATGTCAGGGGAACAATATGGACGGTCACCGGGAATGAATGTGCTCCCCGATGTCAGGACCATAAACCAGGCAGTTGAATTGAGACTGAAGGCCTGGGTATTAGCTATTGCTCCGCCTATTGTTACCCCGGATAGGGGAGTGATTGGGAATATTCGATTGGAACCCTTTGGACGAATCTATACCCGCCCCGGAACCACAATCGAGACTCTAGATATCCCCGCACATTTTGATGTGGCGAATTTCAATGAGGATCAAATTAGGGGAGTTATTCGCCAGGGATTCTTTGTTGATCTCCTTCAACTTGAACCAAAGAGCGGCAATCCCCGTTCAGCCACAGAAACAGCAATTCAATTCCAAAACATGCAACGAATACTAGGGCCAGTTGTTAGCCGGTTACAGAGCGAGTTTTTGGCCCCATTGGTTCAATATGTCTATCGGTTATTGGAAAGACGAAATGTTCTTCCTGATCCACCACCGGCTCTTCTCGATGGCAAAGCCTCAATTGATATCATCTTTGAAGGTCCATTAGCGAGAGTTCAGAGAAGTACTGATATTGAATCGATTAACCAATTCTTCTCCCTCACTCTTCCCCTTGCTGAACTCTATGAAGAAATGACCATGCGGGTTGATCCTAATGAAGTGTTGGAGCTAATTGCTGATGCCGTCTCTCTCCCTTCGAAACTTCTTCGTAGCAGAGCTCAAACTGCTGAACTCATCAACCAGAAACGCCAACAACAAGCACAACAGGCAGCTATGCAAAATATGATTCAAGCAGCAGAGGTATTTCAAAAAGGAGGAATGGGTGGAGCCCGACCAACTGCTTAATGACTATTATCATACCTTTTATCCGCCCGCTGGGCAGAATGTCCTATATGATCTCCGAAAGAGTTTTCATGTTGATACCCCGATGTTTGAGAAAGGGGTTGATCAAATGACTCTTTCCTTTCGAGAAGGTCAGCGATCTGTTGTCCTTTGGATTCTTTTAACTCTCGAATCGGCAATTAACCCCGAAGAGGTTCAGACACATTCAACTGAGCAGCCTCAAGAAGGTCAATAAACAATGGACGAAATGCAAGATACCCCCTCAGACGCTCCAGAATCCATTCTGAGCGATTCACCTGAAAACACGACTCCTAATACTCAGAGCGAATTTAACTTCAAGGATCACATTCCTGAGAGCCTAAAAAATGAAAAGGTATGGGAAAGCGTTCCTGACTTTCCGACGATGGCTAAAAACTATGTTGATGCCACGAAATATAACGTAGGGGCATTGAAACTTCCCGGAAAAGATGCCTCTCCCGAAGAGTGGGGAAAGGTATGGGGGAAATTAGGTCGACCGGAGAGTGTAGAAGGGTACCCTAAAATATACCTGGAAGAGGATGAATCAATCGATACCGCCTCTCTGGATGCCATGAAGGGTGTTGCACATTCAGCGGGGGTTACCCGTGATCAATGGGATAACCTACAAAATGGGTGGTTGAGACTTCAACGAGAGAAGATTCAAGCGAGCAGGGAAGCTGCCAGAGTCACCACTGAAGAACTCAAGAATGAGTGGGGTGGGGCTTTTGAAAAGAAACTCGCCCTCGCTCAGCGCACCATTCGTACCCTTGGGGGAGAAGAGTTGATGGATGAGATCGTGCAGTCGGGTATGGGTAATAGCCAACGGCTGTTGAGATTTCTTGAACGAGTCAGTAAGAATCTTGCATCGGAGGGAATTATTGATAATCAATTTGAAGGTCAAATGACTAAAGAAGCCGCCACCAGTAAGATTAATGAGCTGACCATATCAGAAGCATATTTAAAAGGTTCTCACCCCAATCACCAAGAAGTTGTTGCAGAAGTTCAGAAGCTATTTCAGCTTGTCTATGATTGATAGTAGGGGAGCCGATCAAGAGTAATTTTGTATCGGTCCTATATAGTTTTTCTCGCTGTAAGATGGGTCCAATTACTGGGCAGCCCTTCAAAGCGATCATTCATTTATTCATTTTTTTTATTCTAGCTTTGGAGGGTTACCATGTCTCAGTCTATTACTAATGCGTTTGTTCAACAGTTTAATCGAAATATTCATGTCCTCTCCCAGCAGATGGGGTCTAAGCTGCGGGGTTTGATGCGGACAACTGATGTCAATGCGAAAAAGGCGTTCTTTGATGTTTTGGCACCAACTGAAATGCAACAGAAAACCTCTAGACATCAATCAGCTCCTCTCGTGGAAAGTGTCCACTCTCGCCGCTCGGTTGATATGACCGATTGGGGCTGGGGGGACATTGTTGATAATGAAGACAAAATCAGGATGCTTATTAGTCCCGAGTCTGAAATTGCCCGCAATGCCGTGATGAGTGCTGGCCGGAAGATTGATGCGCTTGTTGTGGCGGCATTTATAGCAGCAGCTGATGAGGGGCAGTTTGGCGGAACTCCGATCGTTTTTCCCGCGAGTCATACCATTGCTTCTGGTGCTGCTGGGTTGTCGGTTAGCCGTGTGCGAGAGATGAAACGGCGACTCGATAGTGCCGATGTTCCAGATGAAGGTCGAGTATGGGTTATTTCGGCGCAAGCTCTTGAAGACCTACTTGAACAAACCGAAGCAACATCTAGTGATTACGCCAATGTTAAAGCCTTGGTTCATGGAGAGATCGATACATTTTTAGGATTTAAATTTGTCCGGCTGTCCGACTCTATTCTTCCTATTGATGGGAGTCTGGACCGCTCAACCTTCATCTTCCAGCAAAGAATGATGGGCATTGCGCTTGGACAGGATATTAAAACTGAAATGAAAAGACGTCCTGACTTGTGGGGAACTCCCCTCAATATAGAAGTCACTCTCACTGGCGGTGCGGTACGTATTGAGGATGCTGGGGTCTATCGAGTGTTAGTCCGAGAAGAAGCCTAATTAATGAAATAGGGTACCTAAAAGGGTACCCTCCTTACAGGAGAAAAACAATGGCAGAGTTTAGTGGAAGCCCGGCAAGTTCGGCTCTCTATGCCCTTCAGAATGGGGATTATCCCAGTGCTGGGCAGGTTCAAGGTCCAGTATATGTTGCCCGTTTTAGCTATACCCATTCAGCAGGTGCGGGAACAGGTCAGATTAATCTTGGAAAACTTCCTGCTGGTCGAGTGGTGGTTCATCCTCAGATTTCTAGTTTCCGTACGTCTCAGTTTGCCGCATCGGCAACCTTGGACTTAGGTCACCGGGCTTATAAGAACTTTGATGGCACGGTTGTTCCAGAAGATGATGATGAGTGGTTGTCGGCTCTTGATGTAAATGGTGGTGCAACCAATGACTTCCTTTCCGATCTTGATAGCAATGCCGTAGAGGAAGCGACTGAGTACGAAACGATTGATGGCCTTGTAGTCTTTGTTACCGTCGAAGCGGGGAATATTGAGGACGGTGACACAATTGATTGTGAACTCTTTTATTCCTTGGTTGCTTAAGAGGGGGTTCTAATGGGTGCTACAGTTGAACGAACCACTATCCAAACCCAATTTGTTAATGGGGTTGGGTTCAATGATAAAGAACCAATTGGGAAAGGAGCAGCACTAACGGCTGCCCATGCCACCTTAACGCAGGCGGGTACAGATAGTGGGGATACTGCTATCCAAGCAGTTACCAACTCAGGTCCTTTTGGGTTTGCTAACGCAGCCGAGGGGGAAGCAGTCATTGCCTGTGTACGCAATCTGATGGTGCGAGTTGGTCAGTTGGAAGCTCGCCTGCAAGCAGCTGGGTTGATCACATAATTTATAGGTTCCCGTTCCCATACCATATAGCTAGGAACCGGAACCTATCATTTTCCCCCTATTCCCATTTTCCATAACTCCCCTGTTCCGGTCCCCCAACCATCGGGTTGGGGTACTATCGGAACTTGGGGTCTGTAATCGGGGAAGTGAGATATAGATAAATGGCTACTTATACAGAAATATTTGACGTATATAGTAATACAGCAGCCGGTAGTCAAGCCCTTTTAAATAAAATAGTG